CGTCTCTTCTTATGTCAGACTCAGGTATACCTTTAGCCTTCCACTCTTCATCGTTCTTATATTTTTCACCTGTTTTAAGGTTAGATATTTCTTCTATTATCTTTTCTGGTTTTAGTATTTTCATTATGATGCTGCCCCTCCAAGAACCGTTCTAGGTTGTACTTCTAATATTGATGCTATTACTTGTAATCTGTTTGCATCAGCTGCTTGCACTTTTAATATTTCATTCTCTTGTAATATTAAAGGATTAGTTAGTAACTCTGTTGTTACATTTGATGACACACTTTTACTAGTAAATAAATTAAACACCGTGCTGCTAGAGTCTGTTAGTGTCACAGTTATACTTGATCCAGATCCTGCATACTCTGATACCAGTATGGATCTAACAATAGATGTGGTTGCAGTAGGCACTGTAAATATAGTTGTATTATCTGTAGAAGTTAATTTTATTTTTTTATTTATAAATCTATTAGCCATTATTGTGCAAAGAAGTTAAATGCTTCTATCTCCTCTTTTAGTTCTTCTTGAAAT